ACCGATTCATAACCCTCAGAACCAATTCCAGTGAATGGACTGAATACAATCTCATCTGGATCTGAAAACAACCTAACCAATCGATTGATCAATCCAAGTTGAAGCGGGCATATATGCTTAACATCTTCATCCGATTTTGCTTCTTTAGTGTTTAGGGTGTCAGTCTCTTTGATGTCTGACCAGCAACCTTCTGCCCAGTCAATCCATTGGTTGCGGCTGACTTCTCCTTTCGCGTTAATTGCCTTTTGATTTTCACCAGGAACGCGAAACTTAATCACATAATCTAGCAAAGTTCCCCTCTGCTTTGATCGATCTGTCTCTAGTCCTGAGAACTGCAATTCTCTTGACCTGGTTCTAATGGCTTGGGCTTGTGGATTCTTTCTGATAGCCCAGTCATATTCATAAATCAATCCAGATCGTTCCCCTAGTTTGATATTTAACCCTCTAAAGTCATGCAATCCAACTTCACCGGATCTCTTGAGTCGTGGAATTTGCATGACGTGTACGCAAATCGCTCGACCTGGTTTAATAACCCTTGCTAGTTGTTTATAGAAGAAAGATAGATGTAATTTACCTTCTCGCTGCAACCCTTCACTGTTGCCAATATCGCATGATTCATTCGTATATGCGTAAAGGCTTGGGAATGGGGGACTAAATACCGAGAAATCAAAAACATCATTCGGCAATTCCGCCATGTGTTCGATGCAATCTGCATTTTCAATATGCCACCTATCAAAATCAATCATCTATTTTCCTTTTTCAATTGCTTTGTCTATTCGATTTGCAATAGTCGCAAATCGCTTCCTTATCAATTCGTTTTTAACTGCCATTTTGTAATTTTTGGCAGGTAACTCAGCTTTCAAAACTTCAGTTCTAAGATCATTCACGAGCTTCTTTAATTGCTGCATGGTCTTCTCGTTCACGCTCCATATCCTCCCGCTCGTCTATTTCGTATTGTAAGTCCTCTAGATAACTGTCGTCTTCACGCATCTCCAATTTCTCTATTGCCTAGAATATCCCGATCCTGTGACTCGTCTGGTTCAACGACTTGCGTACTGGTGCAAATATCGATGAATAACAGAAATAAAAATGATGCCATTGCAAATATCAAAGCGTTCATTTCACAGCCTTTCCGTTTTTAACCTTAAGTTCAGACCGAAGAATCTTAACTTCTTTTGGTGCCTCGATTGCGAGCCGAACCTGACCGCCTTTAATCTTTGTAATCGTCAGCTTGATATCGTTACCGATAGAAAGCGTCTGGAATCGTTTGCGTGTTAAAACTAGCATTTCCTTAAACTCCATAAAAAAACCGCTTGGCGTTCTGACATGCCAAACGGTTTCCACCTGTTAAGGTTTTTGAATTGTTTGTGTCAGAACTTATAAAAGCTGGGAAGTCCCTTTCTCCACGGAAGGAAATCGGCTCCGTCCCCGCTTGCTTGATTACTACCTTAATCGACCTGATGCGGTCTTGGCAATACCACTTTCTAAGATTTCTTAAAAGTTTTTTTCCAATCCTTAAAAGCCTTGCTACGTTCAAGAGCTGTTTCGATTACTTCGGTTGCGTTTGGTTGCTGCCGTAAGTATGCGTCTAGCTCTGGTTTGATTTTGATGGCTCTAGGCACTTTGGCCTTGTCCCCTATTGGTTTTCTGCCAGCACCTTCACGTGCTCCGCCCCTGTTTTCTACTTTCTTTTTTTTTGCCATCTTATCCTTTCGTAATGAGTTGAAAAATAATTTCAGCGGATAACCAGACCACCGCCGCTGATAATAGAGCCGTTGTTACCAAAAACAAAAACGACGGCTGAAAATCTTGGTTGATTGACTTCTTTTACAAAATGATTGGCAGCGTGATTGCCGCCAGTGAAAGCAGAATAAACGCGATTTCCAAAGCTGTTTTGATTCGATCGTGTCTCATTTCACCACCTTAATTTTATTGATGAAGCTCGCCATTGATACGCCAAGCTCCGCCCCAAGCTCTTTGCATATCTCTTCAACGGTCATCTCGACTGCTGGTGCTGTTTGTTCTGCGTGTTCGGCTTCGGTTAGTAGCTTGCCGTTTAGATACCACTCTCTGTCACCGTTGTCGTGAACCTTTACTGTGTATTCTTTCATCGAATCACCTCCACGATTGCTTGTGATGCCTTTGCAGCCCCTTTGATGTAGTTTGAGTTGCTAAGTAAATCGCTGATCAATCCTAATGCTGATATCGTCAGAAATGCAATCAGGAACAAGCAAAGCGTGATTTTACCTACTGGCAATTTTTCGTTCATAATTTCCCCTTTTTAGTTTGATGATGCAAAAATAAGAATCGCTGAGATTATCGGGGCAAATAAAATAAGCCCGATGCCAACCAGCATGAAAAGGCAACCTAATCTTGCTAATGCGTTAATCATAATTTCCCCTAGTTTGAAAAACCGCCCTTTCGAGCGGCGGTATTCGCGTGATCTATCGTCCTTTGCTTTGGCACTCGACCAAATCCCAACCAAATGAGCCATCTTCGTGGAATTTTTTTGGAATAAGATTTGCGACTCCACTATTAACAATCTGCTTGACTGCTTCGCTATTGTGTTCGCCGGTTACATTAACAGCTCCATATGTTTTTAACATGCTCAAAAGTTCTATTGCGTTCATCGTTTCGCCTTTGTGAGAGTTGTGTCTTGTATGCTCTTATTCTAGTTATCGGATGAATGGCGTCAATACCTAATCAAAAGAATATGGAAATAATTTTAATTTACTTTTCTGCGTTTGATTTCGTCCCTGGCTTTTTCGCCCCAATTCTTACTCTTTCCCTGAGTCATGTTCTCAACCATCCAATCAAGATATCCAATCGGTATTTCTTCTAAAGGTATTCCCTTGTGCTTTCCGAATGGTATCGATGTATCCTGGACGGCCTTAGACTGGCGTTCCTTGTAAAACTCTGGATCGTATAGCCTGCAATTCGGCTTTGATGCGTCCCAGTCGAATGGGCAATCATTAACCTTAGAAGGTTCGTAGTATGGCCCAGTGATAGAGCCGTCAGGGTTGCGAGTGTAGGTTTCGTCTAATCCGAATAACCTGTTTACTGTTTTTGATGCCATCGTTTACTTTCTGTCAGGAATCTTTGCCAAGCTCAGCCGTGCAAGCGCACCACCCCTTACCCACTCCGCGTTTTTAAAGTGCTGTCCAATCAACGAACCGAATCGCTCCTTGCACTGTGTTTCAATCAATACGTCCTTCAATGTCACCATTGTTAGCATCGTTAGCTATCCGCTGGAATGCGCGTCTAACTTAGCTCATTTGCCCTGAGACTAAGCACCACGCCATACCCTCAGTTCTGAAAGTTTCAAATTATTAGGAATCTTTTCCAGCCCTATTAGCCCGCTGGTCAGGCAATCGCTTATCAAGTTATTTAGAGTCGCTCTTAGCTTCGCCCACGACTTGACTCAAATGCTTTAACTATCACTCCTCAGCTTTCGCGGGTCCAGTTATTGCATAAAAAAACCGCCCTTAATCTTTTAATCTTGCAACAGAAGAAAACAACTAGGACGGTTTTTGATTTATTCGATTAGTTGTTTTGTTGTCTTCTGTTGCACTGGTCATCATACGCCTCGCTGTGCAACATGACAAGACAGAAAAACACATTTTGCCGATGTTCTCGGTATTTCAAAATGTGAACCATGGTTCACAAAAAGAGGAAACAATGAAACTACATTTTCAAATTCAACTCGCAGCATTATTTACTGGATTGCTTCTTTTGTGCGTCTCAATCTATGGAATGGGCTTTATTTATGGATGCCTGGCCATTGCTCGATTCTTTGGCTAGGGTGCCTCGGCTGGTGTAACGCTCACCAAATCACCAGTCGAGAATTCAGAATCAATATAAGTACATGTGTAGGTCGCTTGTGCTGATGCTGTACCAGTTCCACTTGAGCCGTTATCTGTAAACACACCCTCTACTTTAAATATAGCCTCGCCGCCTGTGAGTGCGTTTAACGTCGCTTGAGATATTCCAAATATCTTTTCAAGCGTTACGAATCTTTTATCCTTCCACGCAAAGGATGGGGCAGTAAAAGACGATCCGTCATCAGGAAGCAAACCGTACTGACCACCAACTGTGCGACGATCTAACAATGTCCCAGATGCCAACGCTCCAGCGGTATCGTTCAGGTATAAACTACACTGCATCAACCCAGATTCTATTAGGTGGATATCAACCGTTGGAGCCTCTGGAACTCCAGTATCACACGTCCCAATTGAGCCTAATGATGTAGCGTTAAATTCGATTAGGATATTAACCGCTACATGATATGTTCCGCCGACCTTTGGACGATATCCAGATGTGCCAAATATCGCCTCGTCAGTTGAATTTGCTGCCCCTGTCGTTATCTCTTTAGTTTCTGTCGTAGCTGTTGAAAAACTCGTTGTGCCATACGTGTTAGCATCCGTTGACGCCTTATCGATAGTGTCACCACCACCACCGCTTAAATCCGCTACAAAGTTACCAGCTCGATCACGGATAGCGTTGATGTACGTCGTACCAGCTACAGCCGTTGTCGATAAATTCAATACATCGATTGAGTTACCGTCTGAGATTGAATCGTTTGATTTATCAACGACTTGTATTGTGCAACTGGCCGAGCCTAAAGTAGTACCACTCCGCGCAGGAATACCGCCGCTCGGAGTCTTGACGATAACTGAGCTGTGATTTGTCGTTGGATCTAAACCAAGTTTTGAACCGCTCCCAATTGATCGCTCAACGGTAGTGACAGCTTGGCTTATCCTTCTCGCTGCGTTTGGTGTGATGGCCATTTAATTATCGTATAGAACTACTCGAACCTTGCAAGTCGCTGTATTAGCCTGCATGATTAACGCACCGCTGTTATCCATTCGGAATAGTGCGACCTCTCCAGCGTTTAGTTTGCAATCTAGGTTCCCTGTAGTATGCCCCCAACTAACGTAATTGGTGGAGTCCAGGTTGATTAATGCACAGTAACCCTTGGCTGTTAAATCACCAAAACTAACCGTTTCTTCCGATGTTCCGATATCTTGGATTCGATCAATATACCTAGCGTTCGCCTGATCTACCGAGATTGAATCTGGACGAAATTCATGGTCAACGTTGCCATTGATAACACCCAATTCCGCTACGATTGTAATTTCATCTGCCATGTTAGCCTCTTGTTATTCTCTTAAAAAATGAGCCTTGTTTCTTCTCTACATAACCTGAATAGCGATTGAATTTAGAAGCAGCACCAGCAGCCAGCTTCTCACCCTGGCCGTTTAATAACCCGTTAATCCGATTGCTATCGTCATCTGTGATTGGTAGTTGTTTTGTACCACCCGCAATTCCCCAGTCATCATCGGTAATACGCTGAGCGATAGTCTTACCTGCTGTGTCAAGATACACACTGCCAACGTCGAGCAAATCTAGATTCCATGTTTCACGCTTAATCGCAAACTGAACCTCTAGATTCGCATAGGACTTCTTTTTATTTGTCTTGCTTCTGTATTCCTGTTGTTCGCCAATCCTGATTTTGATTCTGGACTGCTTTGGCTTTATCTCTATTCGTGCTGGGCCTCGGCGCCATGTGAACGAATCTGTATTAATCGTATTTCTTACGTCTAAAGCATCACGCCATAGACTAGATGACAATGCCAGATTCCGACTAACGCGAATAACAGCGTTCTGTCTGAATACTTCCGGAGGAGGGTTGTACTTCTCTAATGCTGAATTAACTACAGCATAGGCTCCAAAGCCTCCAGGTGAATCAGCGTCAAATTGTCCTGTCAAATTCAAAGCATATTCAAGCGGTGCTGAATAGTCCTCAAACTCAACAGACACGTTAGGAGAAAAGTCTGGCTGGTCTATCTCAGCTTCGCTCGGCTGATTAAAGTCCTGCTCCTCTTGTGGTGGATTCTCGCCATTCTCTAACTGGGTATACTCAGCCTCGACAGTCCAATAATAATGTAGATTTCCCTCACCCTGGGTTATCTTGAGATTTCCACGCTTTAGATAAAACAGATTAAATCGGCTGTTAGGGTGTCGGCTGCCAATCTTTGGGCAATAGCGGTTTTTGTATACCTCATATTCGCTATCCAGTCCTGTCGTAGATTGGAAGATGTAAACCCTTGTAGAGTCTTCACCAACCGTTCCGCCTCGTCCTGGTAGCTCTTTGATAAAGTTAATCATAATATATCGACCTCGACTTTATCTTTAAATTCTTCCTCACGCTGCTTGCGAATCTTTTCAAGCTCTTTTAAATGCTTCTCGGCTAGGTCAATTTTCTTCTTATCCCTAGCTTCCATCTTCGCTTGTTGGTTCTGGCGTTGTAATTGAGCAACAAAACCAATCTGCGCAGACGTTCCACGCTGCAACGCTTGGGGCAATGGAGCGAGTTTGTTGTTTTGGTTCTTTAGCGTTTCGATTAGTTGCTTCTGGGTATTGATTTGTCTATCAATAAGAAAGCTAGAACCTGATTCGGATAACGGGTCTTGAACCTTTAATCGACGTTTTACAATTCTACTATTAGGCTGTTGTGCCTGTCGGTTTAAGAACGCTTGAAATTCACTATCTGTAGCCCCATTGATAGCGTTAACAATCTGCGGAAGTCCTCTAGATTGTCTTACAAATTCTTTCATTCCCCTGGCAGAACTGGATAGAGTGTTATTCACTTTAATAAGGATGTTATTAAACCCTTCTGCGGCTGGTGTTAATGCGGAACCGACTTCAGCCTTCATCTTCTCGAAACTACGCTTTAAGATATTGTTTTTATCTGTTAGGTCTTCAGCGGTTCTAAGTAAACTCTGGTCAATCGTTAGCCCTAAGTCTTTGAATTGTTGCTCGGTTGCGTCCAGGTTTTTAATCAATGGAAGGATTGTTGAACCACTACGACCGAACAACTTAACAGCAACAGCCGCCTTCTCTGTTGGATCTTGGATATTAGATATCGACTTTGCTATTAGCCTGAATCGCTCGCCAACATCTAACCCCTCCAGGTCATTAAGCGTAATGCCTAGCCGATTAAATAAATCAGTAGATGTAGCCGTACCACGCTGCAAATCGAGGTACTGCGTAGACATTGACTTTATAGCTGTTTCTAAGTTCTGAACACTTCCGCCTGATTGCTCAAACGCAAAAGAAAGCGTTTGAAGATCATCTGTTGAAAGCTGAGTTCTAGCGGCTGCTTTCCCTATCTCATCGCCTAGCTTTGCATAATCTTGCACTAGCTTATTAACAGCCGCACCCATAACACCAATTGCTGCCGTTGCTATAGCCCCTTTAGTTGCTAATGAAGTTAAGCGGCCTTGAAATGATTCAGTACCCCTGGCGGCGTTGCGAGTAGTATCTGAAAAACGCCTGGTAGACTTTCCAGCGTTCTTCATGTTCGTTTCGTATTTCTGAGTTCTAGCTCTCAGATTTACGTCAAGATTTGCTATGGTTGCCATCCGAACTTCCTCGCTATTTCTTCCGCTGTCATTTCTCGTTTAGTCGATAGCACCAAATAGTCTTCGAGCTTTCCGCCTGCTATGGCCTGAGCTACGATTGCCATTTGATGAATCAATGCGTCATTTCCTACCGGCTCAATTGCTGAAAGTTCTACTAGCTCGCTGTACTCTTCCGCTGTGATAGATGCCAACCATTCTGATCGCGTTTTGCCGCACTCTATCGCACGTCGCCACTGCCATCTTAGGCCAGCATCGTACGTTAGTTTTTTGCTGTACCCTCGTTGAATCCGTTGATATCACAAGCGGCTTCGAATATTGGTTCAACCACATTTGAAGGTAAGTCACCAATCGTCTTAACAGCATCCAGAAAGTTGCTAGACGCCTCTTTTTTATCACCGCTGTTGAATTCCTTTTTACCTGTTTCGTCACACAGACAAAACGCTGTGAGGAATCCACGCAAACCAACCCCGCCACCATCACCACGAAATGAAGCATACTGTAAATCGAATCTATCCTTTTCTAGTGCTGATAAAACCGATACATAAAACGTTTGCCCGTCAACTGAGACAGGCTTAGGAGTAAATTTAGCTTTAAAAGATAAAAGGCTCATACTGTTGTAAATGCTCCATCAGCTTTGGATAGTAAAGTGATCGACCTGGTTAATTCGCCCTTTGGTTCGATTGATACCTCACCAAGAGCTTTGACTACTACGGCCTGAGTATATGTGTTATTTGCAACCCAGGGAAAAGTTACTACAAGGTTTACATTAGTGTTTACACCTACAAGAGCCTCGATATCTGTCTGTAGTGTCACACTTCTATCGTATGATAACACAATATCAAATTCGACAGCCGATTGGATTGGGACTAATCGCAAATCCTCATGCGAATCGCCTAGCCCTGTGAAGTCTTCGGTGTCGTAACTTTTCTCAGGAATGCTCATCGTCTTGACTTGACCAAGAGCATCACCGTCAAGAGTAGCTGTTACACCGTTTCCAAAATATTCGCTCATCTTCCATCTACTCCGATTTCTATAGTTAAAGCTGATACATGCAAGTTCTTAGAATCGCCAAAGTCCTGCCGTGTTTCGTATGTATCGTCGCGTGACGTTACTTCCATATACGCGACGTTCTGGTCACCTACTGCCCCTGAATGAGCATGTAATGCCGTCTTAATCTTTGCTGCTAAATCCTTTGCTGTACTTAGGCTAGTGCTCGTAGCTTCACAGTCATAAAACGCTGTGGTTAAACCAGATGCCGCACCTAGATTAAGCTCTTGATTCTCATCGTCTAACTGGATCCAGATGTAAGGCTTTGTTTTGTTATCTGGAACTGAGTTTACGTGTACGTTCGTAGTCACCGTTGATACTGGTGAATCAGCAAGTAAAAAGGTTCTGAGGTTAGCGTCTAAATCAGCCATTTTTAGCAAGCCCTATTAAACCACTTGCGATGCCCTGTCGGTATATTCTTAACGCCTGTTCTCGCTTCTTATTGGCAGCATTCTTCATGTATCCAAATGGTTTAATTCTCCCACGATTAGCACCGCTTTTATTCGACCTGGGCTTTGTTCCATATTCTAAGAAAGCACCATAGAACGCTTTGCCTGAGTTCTCGTTGCCTGATTTAGCTTTACCCGATCCGCTCGTCACACGTGCGCCGATGTAGGTTCTAGACCTGGCGATAGATTTTATCTTGATGTTCTTTTTTAAAAATCCAGTCTTACTAGGCACGTTCCCTCTTGTCTCTTGTAGAACTGGTTTAAGTGCTGGCCTTAATGACTTCCTAACAACCTGCTTAGCTTCCTTGCCGGATAATCTTTCGAGCTTACGATTCAGTTCTTTATCGCCTGTGATCACTAGCATTTGCTTCTTAGCCATTATGCAAATACCTTTGTAGTGCGGCCAATAACATATCTAACGCTGTGGATTGTACACGCCCCGTTTGATCTAACGTATACAGTGGCGCCGTTAGTCTCCCATGTGCCTAAAGTATGTGCGTAAGTTGTGCCAAGGACTCCACGCTCGACGCCTGACCCTTTGGGGAACCCTGTGATTCTTCGGTATAGTTCGCCAACTGATCCGCCGATATCAAACCAGGTTTCAACGTATGTAGCCGATGCGCTTGATGGTGTGATTTTATACTCAACAGTTATCAGTCTAGACTCGCCTGTAATGCCTGTGATCTTATCATTAGCGTACAACGTCACACCATCTGGCTCGTAAGTCTGTACGCCACCAGAGCCGTTATTCGGTAAGATAGTGTCAGTGTTTGCATTTAGGCTGAAAGGCGATAACGCTGTATATTGAGTGTCGGCATAATCAGCCCAGCCAAGATCGTCTCTGTGGTATTGCGAATCAATCAGAGCGTCAAAGTTCGCCTCTGTCGGAACGTCGCCTGTGTCAAAATGACCTTTTAATACTGATCGTGTTTCTGCTGCCATTTTCTAACCCACTACAAAAGTTGAACCAACGATCATCGTTCCAATGCCACCAGACGCAAAAGATTCACCATCAACAACCTCAGAACATAAAAGCTCAATAACTCGATTACGCTCGTCTATGTTTCTGATGCTGCCTATTTCTAATACCTTCGATTTATAGGTCACTGTCCATTTATGGCCGTTTAAAATATCCTCATCGTACCTAATCAATATCTTCCAACTAGCTTCAGCGTATACCTGAGCCGCTGCTGTCAACTCTCTACCACTCAACTGGCGAACATTGGCTCTCTTAGTTGATACCGTAACTGAGTCTCCAGTCCTTTGGCCATAACTATCAACCGATATGCTAGGCGACTTAAAAACGACCTGTTGGTGAAAGCTAGGCATAACATTGAAACTCGTCACCGATTCGAAGCTGATTAACTAGCGAATCTAAGGCAACTTGAATTCTATCCGCTCCTTTATCTCTCAACTCTTCACGATCATAGTTTAGCTCTACATGTAATTTACATGCAGCCTTTACCCTCACATCGATATCGGCAACATCGCCTTTACCGCAAACGTAAGTAATTACAATGCGATCTCTAGTCCCTCTGTGGTCTGGCCAGTTCTCGTTATAAGCAAGTTGTAAATAACTAGGCTCACCAGCAACGAGGTTATACTCTGAAGAATCCCACACCTGATTAGTGCCGTTCAAATCCACGTAAGCTACGTTGCTGATTGAAGCTACTGGAGCACCAGGCAAATAGATTCGATCAGTTTTGTAATCAAAATGAGAAAAAGAGAGCGTCCTTGTTTGAGTAAAGAACGCTCTATTAGTCATTTGCTCAATCGACTTTCGAGCCTCGGATAACTTATCACTAAGCTCCGTATTATCCAAAGAACTATCAACCCGTAAATGAGCTTTTAACTCAGTCAAGGTAACTGGTTCGCTGGTAGGCTCGGAAGTGATTGAAACTTCATACATTAAACTCGGCAAACTCCACCGTTAGCGTATTCGGTATCCGTCAACGTTGGGGCATGATTTTTGGTCAAGATAGCTGTGGCGGAAATAAAACCACCAGCCGTACCATTACCAAAAGTAGCCGTAATATCAAAGTATCGTTTGCGACCAAGTAGATTGACTTGGAATACACAAACCTGATTGTCATCGGTTGCACTGGGCAGAGCTAAAGTACCACCTTTAGTATCAGTTCCGCCGTCAAAGTCAGCACCACTCAAATCAGCATGACCGGAGCCCGCTGAATCTGACTGGGTTAACTTGAGTGCGGTCAAAGCGATATCGGTTGCACCTAGCTGCACAACTACCGTCAGATAGTCGGCGCCCAGAGTATCGATCTCAACTGACGTTGCCGAGGCATCGTCCAATATTGCGGCTGGCGGAATGCAAGCCTTAAATTTTGCATGTTGTAGTTCGTTCATTTTATCATCCTTAGCTTGCTGGTGTGTTAACTGCAATTAGTGCGCCCGCTGCTGATGCCGTACCAGCAGAATGGATATTGATGTCAAATCGCTCAGTACCTTTGATAGCGATTTGGTCTTCGTCCCAGTAACGTTGGTCAGTAACGCTCATGGTCATTCCACGACGATCACCAAACAAAGCAGCCATCGACAAGTCGCCAAAGTAGCAAAGAGTCGTGCTCGCGGTGTCTGCTAACGTCGTTGGAAGCACTTGCGTCCAGACGACTGGATAGCCAAGGAACTGCAAGCCATTTCCAGACTCAAGCTCACGCGAAGTGTTACCACCAGCAGCATTCTTAAGGTTATCCATCGAGGCATAGTAACCAGCCTTTGAGATAAACCACGCAGGCATGAAGTTCTCATAATGTGGAGTCTTACCAACAACCGATTCGAAATCAGTTAGGGTAAGGTCCGAAAATGCAAGATTACCAGCGGCGGCGGTCATAGTGTATTTCGAGCCTGCGCCCAAAACATTCAGAGCACCCGTAACACCGTTATAGGTACTTGAACCATCACCGTTAAAGCCTGCGTTATCCTCAGCGTAACTGAACGCCAAAGCCATCTCGCGAGCAACTTCATCAGCCAAAGTAATCATGGCGTCTTCGTTCACTTCATCGCTCATCTTTAACCATGCTTTCCACTTGCGAGCAATAAGCTCGATTGGGTTGTAGGTTGGAGAAGTTGCGGTGCCTGAGTTCGAGCCAGCGTTAGCCGGAGAGGTTTCGCCAATCGCGTATGCGGTTAGCCCACCTGTACGAACTGGGATTACCTTGCGATCAGACGACATAGGAACCGACTTAGCGAATCGACGGAATACACCGTACGACTCAACCAATCGAATGATTGCCAATTCCATCTCGGTTGGAACAAAGATTCCGCCCTTCTGGTCTTCGCCTTCATAAAGTGCCGTGTTCTGAACGCTGTGATCGTTCAGCCACTTCTTTGATCCAGAGTGATTAAACAACCCAGCCGCAATGGTACGACCTGAGATGTACGCAGCCTCTAGCGATTCGCCATCAGTGCCGAATGCTTTTAGAGAATGACGAGGTTTAGCAGTTGCTGGAATCTTAATTCCGTTTGAAACTGGCTCAACGCTCTGAGATTGGCCGCCCTGGTTCTGGTTGTTCAATAGCCCAGAAATACGGCTATTAAGTTGTTCAGCTTTTGCGGTTGCTTCGGCTGCTTTTAGGTCAGATTGCAATTTCTCTAGTTCAGATACTTTTGCTTCAACGTCTGTGACCTGTTCATCGGTTGGTGACTCGACCTCGCCGAACGCTTTCAACTCTTTTTCCAGATCGCCGATAGACGCCTGAATCGCTTTAATGTCCATTTTGTAGCCTCTTTTGGTTTAGTTGAGGCCATGAAAAAACGGATAGTGGCTCTCAACAATTGATTTAACAATTGCCAAAAACTACTACCCGTTGAGGTTTCGTCTTTAGTATTTCCTTCTTTATATCATATTTCGATGATATGTCAATTTACTTAATACCTGACAATGCCAGCTTAGACTTGATCTTGGCAGCATTAACCTTACCTCGATTCTTAGCAGTTGCCGCGAATCGATATACGTTGTCTGATAACATTTCCTTCGGCGGAGTCTTAAAGTTAAAGACCTTGTTGTTGAGTTGAGTATCTGTCTCGACTTCTGAAACTGACACACGATCTGCAAACTTATTCTCTACAGCTTCCGTTGCTGTGTACCAAACCTCCTGATTGAAGATATCGGTTATCTCTTCCGCTGTCTTGCCAGTCCTTTGCTGGTAGCTTACAGACATTGCCTCAGCGTGTTTATCCAACAGCTCGGCTGTCTCCATCATCACCGTTGAGTTTCCATACGCCATAGTTAGCGGCGCGTGTACCATCATCAAAGCATTATCAGCCATAACGATCTCATCGGCAGCCATTGGGAAATAACTAGCAGCACTCGCAGCCAGAGCATCCACATAGACTGTTACTTTACCTTTGTAGTTTCTGATTTGATTGTAAATCGATAGAGCTGTGTGAACATCTCCACCAGGACTATTAACCCTGATGGCTACGTCTTGACCTTTGAAAGAATCTAATCCCTTTTTAAAGTCCACATCAGTTACACCGCCAAACCAATCGGCACCAACTACGTCATAGAACCAGATAGTTGATTCTGCTTTATCTATTTCAAACATTCCTAAACCCCTCGCAAACTCCTAGAATAGCGTCCTTCCATTCCTCCGTTGGTATGGTTTCAGCTTGTTTTGTGATCTCGTCTCGCACCTCGTTAATCCATGCCTCTGGTTGGAATGGCACACCAGCACTATTGGCCCTGTCTATCAACTTCTCATCAAAAGCTATTCCAGAAAACTTAGCGAACCAATTAGAAAATTTTCCGGCTGTTTTTCGTTTACATTCTTTCTCAATAACCGCGAGCGAATCAGCCTTCCATGATTGTACTTGTTCACTGATAACGGCTTTGAGGATTGCCATAGCTTCTGTTGGTTCTTCCGTTGGCTCCATGTCGTCATTTTCAACAGGTACATAGTTAGCATTCGGCTGGAAGAACTTTCCACCCTCTCCATCTGGTCTAGGATTGCGATTAGTTGCTGCGCGGTATTCATCTGGACAAGTAGCACCGTTGGCGCTTTCGATAGCGTATATCTCTGCCTGAGTCTTTCGATCCATTGCCAGTAATGCACTTGCGTCATGCTCGAAATAATGGCTGTCGTTGTTCTGCTGTGCCTTGGTCAATAACTTTAAGTCGCATTCCTGGGCAATGTCACACAACCGACTCGATAATGTCTGGTCGTAATAATTCCGATTGTCTTCAGTCCTAGAGCCATATCCTCCGCTGTCTGGAATGCCTAGCTTAGACGGTGGCATATTAAACCAGTTCGCAACCTCCCTAGCTTGATGCGTTCGCGTTTCATTCATTTGCGACTTCTCAGCGTCAATCTGAATCGAATGAAACTTCGCACCATCCCGAAGAATAACAGTTTGAAACGCTTGCCCTGCGTACTTCTTCTGGAAGCCTTGTTCCAAATTATCTTTTGCTTTCTTCTCGAATGACGCTGGGATTTCTAAGATACCGCCAGCATTACAATCGCCACCAAAGAATTTAGCGGCATGGTTCACCGCAGCCAGACCAACCGAAATGGATGTTCTAGCATTCTTCAATAAGCTAGGCTCAACAACTCCAGGAACCTGATTCCCTTGATAATGCAGGATCTCTTTTGGCTTAAATGCAAAGACCTCTGCATCAGTACCAGAGCCGATCTCTGAATAATAAAGACCATCTTTAAACTGGGTACGATCTGGCCTGAGAATGTACATTCCTAATATTCGCTGATTCGTTGGATTTCGCTTAATCCAAGCATAGGCGTTATTCCACAGTAACTGTTGATAGACGAAGTTAGACCAAAACCTAAACGCTGTCTGTTGCTCATTCGCTCGACGTTTAACGATTGAATACGCCTGATGCTTTCTGTCAACGTCTCGAGCTTTTGGGCCTAGCTTTGGTTGTCTGGTGTAAACGTTTAGTTTCATTTTGGCAATGTCGCCCGATATCATCGCTAGAGCTTGACTCACCGGGGCATAGCTTACTACGTCATTAACACCGACGGAAATACCAGCCTCAGTTTTCTTTGATAATGCGTAGTCGTGGAATACCTCCTGAATCGTCTTAGCCTGGATTCCAAAGACCTGTTTAATGATGCTCACTTATCGCCCCTATTCATTCCGTTTACGGTGCCTACCATCAGGGCGACTCCAGTTAATATTAAACACATCGCAGGACTAACCAGCCACATACCAACTATCGACAGCACTCCGCCTACACAAAATAGAGTTGTTTGAATTGTGCTAATCAACCTGATATCCAGTTCTCTGATTCTTCATAGAATTGTCCAGCTTTGTAATCTTCGCCATGATACGCGCGGTGCAATGCCATAATACCCGCAACTATACCGTCTATCTTTTTCACATCATCACGCTTTGGTTTACATGGTATCTTACCATTTTTTTCGTTAGTTTTCACCTGAACGTGGCCAGCCTGCCAATTTAGAACTGGATGGTTATTGTGTTTCAATCGCTTCTCTACCAGCATAGCTTCATAGTTTTCTGTTGGTCCTGCGTACATCGAAACAGACTGTTTAAACTCGGCACAATCCCAGCGTAACTCATCCTCGCAGAACTCATCTATTAAGTCATAAGCGTATGTCTTATCGTATGATAAATCGATAACGTTGAAGTTCTCATCTATCCATTTCATTTTCTCTTTAATGTAGCTCAGTTTAACCGTCTCGCCTGGCACTAATTCTAAATGCCCTGCCTCAGCCCAGTCTAAGAATTCGACCTTATCTTTATTTTCTCTAGCGTATTTCTCAGGGAGCCAAAACAATGGGAACTGGTAGAAAATTGGCTCGTAATCATTTGACTTAAAGATCATAGATATAGCTGTCATGTCCCTAGTTTTTGACAAGTCCAGCCCTAGCCAAACTGAATCGCCAGCAAAATCCATTACGTCATACTGCTCAGCGTTCGCTTTCCAATCGTCCATTCTCAGCCAAGGGTTTTCGGACTGTTGCCAGATATTCAAGCGGTACATTTTGAAGTCAGCAAATAGGCTTGGCGATTGCTTTGATTCCTCGAAGTCAGATAGGAACTCTTCACGGTTAGCAGTATGCCCCCATGCTGGATTAGCTAACTTTCCGAACTTGATAGGATCCGCTTTGATATCCTCGTCGGTTGAATCTTGTGGAGCCTCGTAAATCCTCCCAAAGAGATTAGTGTTTTTGATCTCACCAGCAATAACTTTTCTAACATAGTCTTGCCGCTCTTTACCGTATCCGTCTGGGTTGTTTCCTGCTGTCGAAAAGTCAAATCGCAAAGGCTCAGCTCTTGATATCCCAGCTCGAGAGATAATCTTAATGAACTCTCTATCAACTACGTGCGTTTCGTCGATTGCAATATTGCCGTTGATGCCCTCTTTAGACTTCTTCGATCTTGAATCACTCGACGATAATGGCTTGTAAAATGATCGACTTGGTAAATGGCGAATCATCTTTTCATTTTGGTTTATCTTGCATTCTTTCGATAACTCCGGTGATTGCTCAACCATTGCAATTGCGTGTTCCGCAGCTATCCTGGCCTGTGTACCATCCTTTGCACCGCCGAAAGTCTTTCCGCCTTGCTCGCCATCACCACACGTTAGATAAACGCTCCAGCTTGCAATCGTTGGAGTGTTGTGCGTTGGTAGCATTGTTTTACCGAAAAGGAATTGCTTATCTTCTGAATCAATAGCAATACACTGAACTGGAACAGATGGAACTTTCACCACGCTAACAATCTGAACAGTCTTTGATCTATTCCATTTTCTTTCATGGCTCACTGGCTGATGTGCAATCTTTCTTTCAAATCTGAACGCTGGAATATCATCCGAGAAACAAACAAACTGGAAACGCCAATACTGTTTGTCCTCATAAAAATTGACGCTGAATTTTATCCCAAGCGAAGACAATAACTCAGAAAAACCATCCATCATCCGACCATTTGACGTTGCAAAGATTAGCATCTTTCGACACTTTCCAGCGTGGCCGTCTGTATCCATCAAACCTTGAAGTAATGCAATGCGTTGCTGAACACTTGCGCGAAGATATTTCTTTGGAATATGTTTGTCATGCAAAACGCCCATGTTCCTCAGACGTGTTCTGATGTCGCCAAATTTTTCACCAATACCAGCACGCTTTGTTGTTTCTGTCTTTTGTGGCTTTGACTGACGAACACCAACATGCTCAAGAACCTTCCTGACTTCTTTTTCATCTGACTTTGCAAAAGTTATCCTTGCTCCGTCTGAGTCTCCATCACCAAGCCAGAAGCCAAAAGCATAAGGATCGATTTCAAGTTCAGCATCTGGCATTTCAATTGGTTTTGGCATTTGCAAAGAATGAGATTTTGCACCGTCTTTCCTTTTCTGCGTTTTAAATATTTCCTCAGTGGTTCTCATCCTAAATGGTCTTGTCCTAATTCGAGAACCTATCGACCCTTTACTTACCTCATCAAGTAAACTCGATGTCACCCACAAGTGACCAGCATCACAGACAACGCTTTCACCATTTGAGAAGTTCACCCGATAACAATCTCGATCAAGATAAGTCTCAGTCTTATCAATAACCTTACATTGCTTGCCATTCACATCAAACAACGTGTCACCAATCGAGATATCTTTTACCGTTGTCCAGCCTTCTGGTGTTGGGATTGGTGTCTCAAGTGCTAATGCTTTCTTCTGTTTCTTTGGAATCCAAACACTAGATTGATTAAACCTTCTAATATCACGTTCTCTGACTTCTGAATATCGAACCCAACCAAATACAGACATTGTGCAATCGTACTGCCAATCAATCTGATCTGGTTTCGTCTCGATCCAGTCCAGGTAATCCAAGCACCGTTGAACTGACTTCTCCTTACCGCCAGAATCCCATTCAGTCAGAATAGGCTTATCGAGTTCTGGATTGCCGCAACGCATTAACACCGGCTCGCCTGCGTTCTCACCCTCGTACAATCGACAATATCTTTCAATCCACCAGACAGTCCACGCGCCACGCTCAACATCAAACGTACAACCCTCTTCGATTGCTAGTTCGTCGCTTGCGTTTCGCACCCATCTAGTAGTTATTTCGTTCATCGTTGGCGTACTGCTACTCCACTGGATTGAGTTGATGTTTTCACTAAGTCTGCCCTGTTGCTTGGGAACATACCAAATCTAGATTTATATTGAATCAATTCCCTAACCCAGCTATCACGCTGTATCGCCATCGGATGACGAACCATTCTTTCGCCACTTTGAATAACCCATCCTTCATCATTGCAAACATCATCAGCATATTTAACCTTTTCATGCAATAGACACAATTGGCCGAAGCTCTCAACGTCTGTATGTTGCAATACTCCAGAACTAACGAATAAATCATAATGTGACTTCCATATCCGCACCCCTTCGTCACCTAGATAATCAGGTATCTGGTTATCCTCTGGCTTGCCGAATTTAATAATATCCTCTGGATTGCCATGCCTACTGGCATTCAGCGTTCCGTCAAGCAACCGAAGCTCTAGAGGTTTCTTTGGTGGTCCTGGCATTAGTTATTCCTTTTATCTCCACAGTTGCAACTTCTGCATGTCAACTGCACATTTGCGTAGCTATGCTCACCGCCTTTTGAAAGCGGTATGATATGGTCTATGTTTGGATACTGTGGATGATGATGGCTGTCCGTTTCAAATACATGCGTGAAACATATCTGGCATTTATGCTTATCCCTTTTAATCACGAATCCTCTAGACACATATTCCACGAACTTACATGCTTTCATTTTATTTTGCCGTTCTCGGCTGTTGAATCTATTATTGCATTTGCGAGAGCAGAACCTTTGGCCATCGATGATCCCAATAGATGCTGAGTCGCATTCAACACAAATAAACTTAAACCGGCTCCGTTTCTCACTAAACTGTTTAACTGCACAATCTTTACACAAGCTAGACCTTTTATTTTTTTGGGAGCCGCATTTACATATATCCATTCGCTGCATTGTGTATTTGCATTTTTTGCTGCAATACTTCGAAGTGCTCATGTAAACAGCACCGCAACAAACGCACGATCTTTGAATATTCTTTTTAGGCACATACGTATTTCTACGTTTGCATTCATTGCACTTTTTCTTTATCGGTCCATGCCTATGCTGCAATACATCAACACCGCAGTATCTGCAATTTACTTTTTCTGGCTTGTTCAAACCTTCTATCC